AAACCTTAGAATCACGGACCGGAATAAACTCTCCGAACGTGCAATTTTCTACGATGATCTCTTTTATCTGTATTCCATATAGATTTTTTCGGTCATTAAATAGTTGCTGCATTTTGCTGTATGAATCTTGGTCTATGCAGAAACCTTCTACCTGAACCGTCCTAGGCATGATGATCTTATGGTCTGTTAAAAAATCACCATTTTCTGTAGGGTGCTGTGGGGTGTCAGCTTGGTGGGTGGCCTGTGCGCTTTTTATTTTAAGCCCTATCACCTCTGATAACGAAGGTGACAGCATATCATATATTTTGTATGCTTTCCGGTTTGTTAACGCAGCGCCTAATGTAGAGCCTACTTGAGCCATAATTTACGATCCAAATGGGCCTACGCGCCCACCTTCAGGGTTAGAGTGAGTGTGGCCGCCTACAGCCGTACCGGCCACAGTGAGACTATCAACAGATGAACCGCCTGCACCGCCGCTGGATGTAAAGCCAGATTGCATAACAGTAGCCCCTGCTATGGTGACGTTCCCGGAAAAGCGGCTATCTGCCGATACCACATCAAGAAGGCCCATAGTGGTTAGAGTTATTTTACCATTTACTAACTCGACGTAGGTTTCGCCTGCAGCTATTTTTACGCGACCTTGACCTATAGCCACCCTATTATTCCCGTCTACACTCTGCAGCACCATTTCATCCGCATGTTCTCCCCTAATCACATATCGACGCATCACGTCAGGTAAAAATAAACTATCCGAGAATGTGTGTGTTCTACATGTATTAGGAGCACCTTCAGATAGGCTAATTTTAAAGGCGTCTAGATCGCGATCAGACGCCTTTATCCAGCCTAGGTCGCCAGCCACTAGAGGAAAGTTTAGGTGATAACCACCCCCGCCAAACGAGAAAACCTGCAGCCCTACTACTTGGTTCCTTGGTACTACTTGGTTGTCAACCGTGATCCGGCTTACTAGTGGTTTCACGGTTGCAGTGTTACTGACCCTGTCGTACGACATAATCACCGCCGGTAAACAGTCGTCGATGTTAAGAAAATAATCTCTTAACATTTTATTTAATGCCGATGGTGTCGACTCATGGTCCGATGGGTTTACTGCCGTAGCGGCGGTGGTCATTTTTCTTCTCCTAAAGAAAAGGACGGTTTCCCGTCCTTTATTATACCATCCACACAACTTTCTGTCAAGCCGAGGTGATGCCCTCAAATGCAAAGTTATATGTTTTTGACTTCTGACGTTGTGACTGCTGGATGCCATTGGTTGGCATGCCATCAGTCAGAATACCTTTGGACAGAGTGTAAGATCTTGCCCCGTCACCCGGATAAATGACAGAAATACTTATTTCATCACTGGCGATGGACTTACCTTTACCCGGTCGGTTGGCTTCGAACAGCACACGCATGTTCTCGTCGTCCTCGGAACCGGGGATGACGTTAAAACTAACGGTGATGGGATTAGCCTTTGACCAGTGAACCATGTCACCGTTGATACCCATCCCTTTGTCAGCAATCTGGATGCTAGGCACATCAAAAGGGTCAGCATCATCTGCGAACATAGTCAGAGGGAAGCCATTCGGAAAGGTATTGCTAGCCTTAACTGTGGCCACAAAACCAAAAGCACTTACGTTTTGCATTTATATCTCCTTAGATCAGCACATCAGAGCCAACCACACGGCGGATGACGTCGTCCTTGGAGTAAACCAAGGTGTAATTAAACTGCCATTCAGTCAATGACGACTGCGCATTAACCGTTGATGATAGGGTGGCGTTGATCCAGTACCCGGCGACCTGCACTTGGTGCCACGCCTTGTCCGACCCTGTGATCTGCGTGATATATGCTTTCTGTGTTGCATTTAAAGGCTTACCCACAGAAATAGTACCATTCGTCAATGCGGTATCGATGGTGCTTTGCATATTAAGCAACAACTGGCCGCGTCCGATTTCATTGGCAGATACTTTCATAGCCAACAACAGACTGAGGATGTTGGACAGAAATGCGTCCTTCAGCCACATCTCGTTAGCGTAGGTGTTCATGTCGGTGGCGGAGGTAGCGCCGCCCATCAAAACGCCACGTTGATAAAAGGCGATCTGCTGACCGGCTGTCATAGTGACGCCTTGGTAGTTCACGCGGATCCCATCAAGGGCATCAGATACTGCAGTGTCCCCCACAGACCCGGCATTAGCAACCAAGTTGCCTTCTGAGTCAGCAGTGAAGCTACGGTCGGTGAACTGATAGTACATATAGCCCTGAGTACCATTGGTAGCCGTGTAGTCAGTCGCAGCCAAAATCTCCATAGGAGACTGAGCTTGGAACAGCTCTGAGTCAGTAGATGGAGAGCCACCATTATCTTGGGTCAAAGTGAACCCGCAGCCGCCAATACCCATAAAAGTAGCGTACCATGCTTGGGTGGCCTGTGAGCGGGTCACGTAGTGGGAGAAGATAAATTTGTTGTTAAACGCAGCGTTCCACAAGGCCACGTCCTGCGGGCGGTTGCCCACTACAGAGGACTGCCAGTCATCAAGCGCATCGATAAAGGCAAATGAGCCAAAATTATCGCTCTTGTTGGTGGTTCGGTCCATTGTTTGCACAGCATTATCGCCGACACGACCTGCTGAAGACGTAAAATCGCCATCTGCAAAGCCCAAAAGGACTGACGCATCATTAGACGCAGCTGCTGTGATGATGATCGACCCTGCAGTCGTACCCGTCGACCCGGTGATGATCAATCGGTTGGACGAGATGTTGTAAACAACCGTGGCCCCCGCAAGGGCAGAGATGCCAGCCGCTGCTGTTTGAATAGCTGTTTGGATGATCGGGGCAAGATCAAGAAAGCTTGATGCTGGGCGGGCATCAAATCGAACGGAGACTGCAGATGCAGAGCCGTATGTAATTTGAAATCCAGCATTAGCAGACATTGCTTGGATCTGGCTCAAAATAGTCGGTGTTTTCGGTGTTGAATTACCGGTAAACACTGGCGGAATGAACGTAGTCGTGTCCCAACGCACAAAAGACATCATCGGCGGTGACTTGACGTCTTTGTTTACGAATTTAAAGTAAGCCAATGCTCGGCGATATTCAGGTGACGAGACATCATTGTTGAATTTAGCCAGAACCGCTGGTGCGCTTTTTGCCTCGAAGATGGTGTCCCGAGACAAAAAACTTGACTTAGTGATGAAACGGCCTACTAGCTGGCGCGTCGCCACGCCAGCCCCGGCACCCACACCGGACGTGATGTTGATATACTTAGTGATGTCGATTGACATACATGTTTCTCCTAGTCGGGCACTTGATATACATTCAGCACCACTTTATCAGTGCTATCAACTACGACACTGGTTACGGTTTGGTGCGTAAGAACTACTTCAAAAGTAGGCCATGCTTCGTTGCGATGTCTGTCATCTTCAAAATAAGTGTTGTCTATTTTTTGGATTCTAAGCACGTTAACGTTACTTGAGGCCAACATCCTGCGTATTGTATCTCTTCGCTGAAGGATATTGGCCAAATAGTTTGATATATCGCTGGCGGTTACTTGATTTACCGTCATCGATGGAGTTAGGATAACTAAAGCGCTCACTTGAAAAGTAGTTTCCATGTGCTGCGTTGTTGTTTCTGTGTTCTGTGTTGGTGAAGGTCCTGCAGTGGTTACCATGCAGGGCATGCCATATCTGTTGTCAAACAGTTTTTGAAAATACACAGCATTTTCTGTAGGTATGCCTTGTTGCGTTGATTGACTTCTCTGTACTACCGGGTAGTCCCACCCCACCATCGCCAGACCGCTTATAAGCGTCGAGCGGAACAGCCGAATTAGGTCAGCATCAAGCACTTAGTGGCTCCTTACCTATCTGCACGATATACAACTCCACCCACCCGTCAAAATCGTACCAAGGGACCTCAGATTCAAGCTGGTATCGATATTCGTTACCCGGCAGCCCTATCACAAATTGGTCGCCTGATTGGTCACGAGACAGGTCGATAGTGTCAGTGGAGACAAAAACCTTTAAATAGTTCTTTTGCATGTCCAGACCATACTGGACATAGGTGTCTCGGTCGGGGGCTTGAACACTGGCCTCAACTATAACCATTGGCTCGTACGATGTGACCCATACACCCTGATCGTTGATATCTCTTCCAGCATCTTTGTAATACTTGATATCTACAGTGTCAAGCAAAGCCATAGCATCAGAGAGAAGGTTACTGCCCGGAATGATCATTTTCTTCCACCCTCGATGTTAATGTCTGCCACAACAGGCCAGTGTCTATCAGTATTTGGGGTTCGTTGTGAAATTTCATTTTCCACCTTCTGTAATCCTCAGATAGAGCCTCGTAGTTTTGGGACTTAATATTTCTGATTATCAGC